GCCAGTACGCAGATACCTAGCGATAGGACTACTCTCCACATAGAATATAACCTAAAAAAAAGGGAGGAGCGTCGGCGCCCCTCCCTCGTGTTGGACTGCGGGTGTTCGAAACCTTACATGAGGTTGCGAACGTTGACGATGCGATAATACTGATTCGCACGAGTCACGATGGTTCCGTCGGCGGTGCCGTCCGCATTCGCAAACGGGTTGGTGACGATACCGTAACGTGTCTGGAACCCAATCTTCGGCTGGAAGCTGTTGGGATCTTGCGCACGCAGCATCTGGAGCGGCACATACGGGCAATAGAACAACCCTGCGTCGTATGGACTCGTTCCACGATAACCAACCACAAAGTGATTGACATCGTTCACCGCAGCATACGGATCGATATACACCTTGTAACGTCCCTGCAAGGTGCCGACGAACGTGCTGCCCGTGTCATCCACGGAGAGCTTCGCGTCGTATTCAGGCGCATACGACAGGAGTTCAGAAGCAGCAAGCGCACTAGCTACGTCAGACGAGCATAGCACGATGTTGCCCTTCCCCCTACGGGTTGCCTTCGCGATAGCGTTGGCGTCGCGTTCAATCTGGAAGAAAAGTCCCTTGAAACGCTCAACCATCCAACGTCCATCAGAGTCGGTATCGAGGTCGAACACACCAGCGGTCGTGGTGTTGTTGTTCGCACCCGCAACGGCACCGAAGTAGATGGTACGGATAATCTCACGGTTAATCTCCGCAAGAATTTCCGCTGACAGGATGTTCGCCAATTCCGTCTCAGCATCGAGACCGTGAACCGCCTTCAAGTCCTGCGCGATTTCGATGGTGTACTCAGCTTTCAGCTTTCTGGTCACCGCAGTTACGGTCACCTTATCAATCGAGAATGCCATCTCAGGGATAGCGTTCGCGGTCGAATCCCCACGAGTCTCACCATACGCAGTGGTCATACCAGTGTCGTACAGATAGTTCGTGGAATTGGAAAGCGCCGAGGTATTACCAGAAGGTAGCGTGCCCGTCTGGGAATTACCGTTCGCAGAGAATCCGGTGTTCGCCTCGTTGAACAGTGCTTCGGTCCCACCCTGCGTCGTGAACTTCGACTTCATCGCGAAGATGAGGCCCGTAGGACCGGTCATCGGCTGGACGCCGCATAGGTCATACGCAATGAGGTTCGGCATGGAACGACGGATAAGCGAGATGAGAATCGGATCGAACCCTTGTAGGTTAGCCCTCGGGAAAGCTCCTGCCGCATTCGCAGGCGCAGCCTCAGACATCAACGTCTGATCTACATACTCCGATGACTTCGCAACCTCGCGGGAGGTGTTCTCCAAGCAAATCGCAGTAACTCTCTTCTTCCACGATTCCTTGATCTCGGGCAGGTCAACATGATTAATGACCTTTGCCCACTTACTCTTGACTTCTTCTGTCAGAAATGTGTCTGCCATCTGCGTGAACTCCTCAATGAATGTTAGCTAACTGTCGCAACAGTTAATAACGCTGTTGATTATTTATACCTCGATGAAGCTATAGTTTACCAGTCACTCGATTTCGCTTGTCGAGTGATGGCGTCTGCAACCATATCTGCCTCACCTTTCGCGACTCCTCCTGTTTCCGTCACTTCTTGCACATTTTCTTCGGGCAGACGGGTCGCTCGGCTCGGCTGCTTTTCGAAGTAACTCTCTTTCAGCATTGATAACTTTTCGCGGAAGTCATTGGCATTGACATACTGCGTATCCTCTGCCAACTTCTCCAGTTTCCCTGCCTGCGACTCACTCATGTCACGCGCAAATGTCGCGACAATTCGTTTCTTGTTTGCTGTCTCTGCCAACCGATGCAGTTTCAGCTTCTCGGTGTACTGCTCATTGACCTGACGCTTGAGTGTTTCCACGTGCTGCGTAAGGCTTTTCACTACATCCGTCTTACTCTCCGGTACATCGATGTAATGCTCCGTGAACAACTTCTGCAAGCCATTCAGGAAGTTCTCCGACAGTTCCGTGCGAAGCGACGACCGCACTGCTGGTCGGTTCGTCTCTACCCACTCTTCAACAACCACATCGAGATACGTATTCAGACGATTCTCCATGAGTTCCTGATGTTCCGCGAGACGCTTCTCATGTACCTTTGAATAGTGCTCGTGGATTTGTTTACCAATCTGCCGTGTGGTACTCTTGATCGCCGACTCAAAGATGGCGGTAACTTTCTTCTGTTGCTTGACGTTGAATCCGGCAGACTCGAAGAGTGACGCTTTCGGCATCTTAATGGAAATCTTTAGCGACTCCTCAAGTTCCTCTTCCTCTTCGTCGTCATTGTTCTCGTCTAGACCCCCGTCGTCGTCCTCTTTGTTCTTCCGTCCTGGCGTCGGACGAAGGCCTTCGGGGTCTAGGCCGGCTTCGTTGACTTCCTTCTCGTCCTCGTCATCGTCCTCATCGACGGCTTTCTTGTCGTCGTCTTCGGCTTCGTTGACTTCGGATTCGTTAACTTCTTTCTCGTCGTCGTCATCGTCCTCGTCGACGGCCTTTTTCTCGTCGTCATCTTCGGCTTCGGTGACGGTGATTTCTGTGACGGGTAGAGCAAGCTCATCGATGGCCTTGTCGAGGTCATCAACGTCCTCGTTCTTCTTCTCGCCATCAAACTCAATCTCAACTTCGTCGTCGGCGTCCTGCTCAGTAACCGCAGCTACCGTTTCGGGTTCTGCATCATGCTCCACTACGTCAACTTCCTCTTCGTCATCTTCAGTTTTAAGATGAGTAGGCTCTGCTGGAACGGATCGTGGAACAGACGTATCGGTTTTTAGCTTGCCGGCGTAATCGAGCTTCTTATCAGTCGCATCACCGAGGTCTTCGCGCTCGCCCCCCGAAAGATGAGTGGGTTCCTGATTGCGCGGGCTTAGTTGCGCAGCGGACACTGGATTAACAAGAGATTCTGCCATTGGTATTGTCCTCAAAAGTTGTGCCAACCCACTGGGGTGCGGCATCAGTGTAATATATTTAGCGTTATGCTATTTTCTACGAGACTTGCGTGCCTCTCTTCAATTCACGCATGAACGTCTCGAAAATGCGTGTTTCTAATGCCCGTGCTTGTGATCGGGTTTTTACGGGTGCCTTAGTGATAGCTGTCTGGAGCTTCTGGACTCGGGCGGTGGACAATGTTCCATTGTCCCAAACCCACTCGTTCTGCTCCCGCAGACCGCGAACGAACGCTTGTGGCGCACTTGGATCGGCAACGATGTCTGCGGCTGTCGCAAGAAAAAAATCATCCGCAACGACATCGCCATCCTTGGCGTTTTCTAACGAACCAACACCGCGAGACGACACGCCAAACTTGACGCCCTCGTCGATGAAGGATTTCACAATCTTGCCGTACGGCGTGTCCATAATCTTTGCGCGCCCCACGAAGTCTATACCATTCGCTTTCAATTCTGTAATCATGTGACTAACACGATCAAGATTGATGTGTGGGGATTCGGGGTGCCCCAATTCACCTAACGCACGGTTCTGCGTGACGTATTCCTCGTTGTAGCGATCAACTTCGCGCTGTAACACTGCCATCGGATAGGTGCGCCCATTACGATTCTTTACTTCAGCCTGTAGGAACACGCCTTCGATGGCATAAACTTTCTTGCCATCTTTTGTGTCTTCTACCAGCGGCTTGACGTAATCGTAAACTTCGGCGATAAGTTTCATGGGTTATTCGTCCTTACCAATCCCGCGGCCTATACTGTGACCGGTCGCGGTATAGCTTCCGGTCTTTTTCCTTTTCCTTATCGGCGGCCTTCTTGTCGTCTTCGTCCTCGGACCTGGTATGTCTGCCAGGAAACCCCGGTCGCTTGGTCTTGCCCCACAGGCCCGCGTCCTTACGCTTCTTCTCTAGCTGCTTGAGAATCTCCGCTTCGCTCTCGCGTCCAGTGAGTTTGGGGAGAATTCGTTTCAGTGGTTCTCCATCCAACAACTGATTAATTTTAAGTTTGGTCGCTGATGGGAATTTCATTTTTGGTAATCCCAGACGGGCGGGCCGTCTTCCTCGTCGTCTTTGGGAGGTTCGCCCGGTTTTCTGGTCTGGTACTTCCAGGCGGGGCGGCCGTTCTCATCAACTTCTTTTGGATACGGCTTATCAGCCAGCGCCTTCTTGTCCGCCTCATCACTATCCTCGTCAACCTGTTCTTCATCGTCGTCTTCGTGCTTTAGCCCGCAGCTTTCGTTCTTTGCTTTATACCCTTTGTCGACGGCCTTGAAGAAGTCGTCCTTCTTGTCAGCGGGAATATCTTTGGGTGACGAAACGTTCCACTTTTTTAGCATCGAGTCGAAGTACTTCTTGTATGCCTCGTCGCTGTCTTCCTTGAAGATGGTTTGGCGCTCAACATCGAGACGATCCGCCACCTTCTGTTGCATGATCTCCTTGAAGACCTGCCCGGCACCTTGCCAGTTGGCATCCTTAACATTCTGCACGAGTTGTGTAAATGAATTCATAAGATATCCTTTAGAGTCCGCTCGGAGCATACCCGCGCAGTTTCACCAAGTCAACAATGACGGTATAGGCTGCCTTCGCGCTTGAGGTCGTATAGGTGCTAATATAAAAACTGCCGTCTGCACTGGTGCCGATGCCCTGCGCATTGGAAATAATCTGCCCCGCGAGCGCGTTCTTGCCGAAGTAACCGGAACCGGAGAGAAGCACCGCAGGAATAATGGCCTGCGTGGAACCCGCATCTAGGTTCCCGCCTTTGAATCCTAGTTCGACCGTCATGTCAGGGTCGATGGAATACCAGATGCTGCGAATGGCCAACTCGCGAACCAAATTCAGTGACGCACTCGACGCGGCTAACGCGGCTGTGCTGCCAGTAATTGTAGTTGTCAGGTCTTCGCCGTCGGTGAACGATCCCGACGCATTCGTTACAACGATTGTATTTGCGCTTCTCCGCCATTCGACAATTTGTGCAGTCTTTCCGCTAGACTGGCCCGTTACGGTATCGCCCGACTGGAAGATACCATTTCGATTGACTGTCGTGAGCGCCACTGTCTTGTGTGTCAGTGTCGCCGTATTGACCTTGAGCACATCCGATTCGTCTGTACCATTGCTAGTATAATACAAACAGCGCACAGTTGCGTGTTGTGCGCTCTCCGTAAGGATATGAACATTGGCGGTCCCTGATGTTATAGCCATAGCGTATTCCTATTTAGTATCCACGGTCTTCTTTGGAGATGAGGCATTCGTGTCATCATCCGCAGGAGAAAAATTCGTATCGGTCTTTCCCGCCGGTGAATTATTCTTACGCAGGGCTTCATCGGCCTCGTGGTCAAATGTATCGTCTTCACCAGGCCGGCCGGCAGGTTCGGGTGGGCTTACACGATTATCCTGTGCAATCTGCACAACATCATCGTCCGTTTGCTTGAGAATGTCTCGCTTGACAAACGCTTCAGAATAATACCGCCCGACAAACGCATCGGCTTGTGACGCCAAATTCATGCGCGATGTCAAGATTTCGTTCATCTTCAGTTCTTCGAAGTACGAATCCTGTTGCCAGGTATAACGAAGGCTGTCCTTGATGTCATACCATTCGGACTCCGTCATAACATTCTTGAGACGAAGCTGCCGTTCTAGCAACTGGTCGAACATATAGTCGAACTGTACTTGCAAGCGATGAATATATTTGTTGAATCGCAGTTCGTCGCGTGTAATCTCTGACGCACGCCCGAGATTGAATCCTTGCCCCTGATCGATGCGCGACGGTGGCAGGCTCAAGGCGCGATATAGTTTACGACGGAAGTAATCGACATCTTCCATCTGACCGAGATTCTGGCCGCCCGGCAACGAGCTAACTTCTGTACCCTTACCACCTTCACGGCGTGGTAGCCAGAAATCTTCGAGCATGCTCATGAATTTGCGGTCGTCCCGCACCTCGCCAGTCGCGGTATCATACACTAGCTTATTCCGATGCTTCTGCATGATGTCGTAGAGATACTGTTCTGCTTTGGCTTTCGGGAGATTGCCGACATCGATGTAGAACACCCGGCGCTCTGGCGCACGAGAGACACGGTAGATGACGGAGGAATCTTCCACCATCCGCAAGAGGTTCAGTGGTTTGATGGCTTTGTGCAACCATGACAGCACGGTGCGTTTGTTCGCGTCGTAGAGCCCTGACGGACAGAACGCAACCGAGTCTGCTGCGATACGTACGCCTTGGTAATTCATCAGCGCACTGTTAGGTGATTGTGACGCACCACGGCCGCTTGGTGAGACAAAACCCATTGGATTGTAGACGAAGTATTCACGTTCCACTTCGACAATGTCGGACTGCGTCTCGGGATGACGCTTGTTCTGGACTTCGCGCACCTTGCGAATTGTGCGTGGATCGACAATACGCAATTCCTGAATGCCAGACTTGGTGCTGCTTTCATCCACCACTAAATGCAGATAGAGTCGCCCGTCAATGTACCACTGACGCACAATGCTATACGCATCCCGATGGAAGTTCATCATCTTTAGGAGATTGATGAATTCTGCCTGGATACGGGCTTTTAGTTCTGGTGTGAGATTAGTGAAGTCAAGATTGAGTGAGACGGGTAGTCGGTCTGCATCCTGTACGACAAGTTCGTTGACGATCTGGTCAATCGCCTCATCGACTTCCGCGATGATTTGCATCTCGCGGTAGCGATTGATAAGTTGGAAGTCATCGACGATGCCGCCGTCGAGGTCGAGGTAATAGCCGAAATGGCCACCGGCTGCGCCAAATTGAACGTTAAGCGCGCCGTCCTGATTGTCCGGCGGCACGAAACTAACGGTATTGGACGTGGGTTTGTTACTGTCCGCAGCAGGCGCCGACGACCGCCTATTGAAATCGAACTCAAACCCAAATAAGCGGGGCAATTAGATATCCTCGGATTGGAAGGTAAATGGCATAGGACGAACTCACTTTCTGGAGAGCCCGTTAAGGCGCTCTCCCCGAAACATTGATATATGCGAATATGCTGCGGCGCATGGTTAGCCGATTTCGCCAACTACCTGAACGCCCAACGCCGTCTCTTGGGTCAGAGTGGATGATGTCCAGTACTGATACTGGAATTCCACCGTATACTCTTCAATCGCCTCTGACGACCAATCCAACGCAATT